AGTAGGTATGAGGGAAATAGTGACAATATGGGCGGTACTACTTGCTGTAATGTTGGCATATTCTCCCTCTTCCAAGGCTCAAGACACAACAATAAATTACCGTGGGCAGCCTCCAGCAGCAGCGATGGCGCCGAGTATTAGCTCATTCAGTCAAGACAACTGTTTAGTTGCGATATCTGGCGCTGTTAGCTCTACAGTGTTTGGCATTGCTGGTGGCTCTTACAAGATGGATGAGGATTGCTCCAGTCGTAAGTGGGCAACATTCCTAGCCAACCAAGGTCTTAAAGTAGCTGCCGTAGCGGTAGCATGTCAGGCAAAAGAACAAAACTGGCAAGCGCTAATGCTCTCAGGAACACCATGTCCTATCGGGGGTTTAATCGGCGATGCCGCTTATAACCAATGGATCAAACAACACCCAGAGAAATTTATTAAGCTCTATGGTTTTGTGCCACCGTTAGTTGAATTGAAAGTTGGTGAAGAAAAATGACGTCCGTTGTTTACCAAATTAAATGCTCCCAAAATCCCAAGTCATACATTGGGGTTTCTTTTAATTTTACGCAACGTAAAATGGAACATTTAAGAAGGTTAAAAAGAAACGCACATCACAATAAACCTTTGCAAATGGCGTTCAATAAATACGGACAAGATTCTTTTGACTTTGTTGTATTGCATCAATGTGATGACTATGATTATGCAAAAGAACTTGAAAGACAGATGCTGTATAGTTTCTATAAGGATGATCTGTTTAACACCACCAATAGAAATGGTGGTTTTATGCCTAACAATACGTTTAGCAAAAACAGACCTGTTTCTGAAGAGACTAAGAAAAAGTTAAGAAAGTCAAAGTTAGGTGCCAAACACACAGAAGAAGCTAAACAGAAAATAAGTAAAGCGTTGCTTGGCAATACTTATACGTTAGGTCACAAACAAAGCGCTGAATCAAACGAAAAAAGACGGATTGCATCAAAAGGCAATCCTACTAGATTTACACCAAAAACTGTTTATGTTTTAAATGGAGTGTCGTACTATGGATCAATTGAAGCGAGCGCTAAAACAGGTATTCCACGAACAACATTGATGAAACATGCTAAATACAATAAAAACGGCTGGGCTTGTTTTCCTCTTGCTGCTAACCCTACTAAGGAGCAGTGATGTTCAAGCGGCTTGTTATGCTGGTTCGTGGTCTAATGGGCAGCCAGTCTACGGCTCCCTCTTCGTCACAGGAAGTACAACCCTCGCCCAGTGCCAAGCCCTTGCGTGCCAAATCTACCCCAACATCGCCGGATGCCCAAGCTCCTGCCAAGTTGAAAACCAAACGCAAATCAAAAGTTGCCCAGCCAACCACACCGGTCAAATCACGGAAAGCCGCACAAAAACCTGCCCAGGAAACGCTTGGCAACCGTGGACAGTTATCCAAAACACCTGCGTCCCAAATCCGCCTACCTGTCAAGCCAGCAGTGAAAGCCAAAGCAGCTCGTGTCCCGTCAATCAAAGCGGCACTGTTGTCTCAATTAGAACGAGTACCTGCCCTAACCCTTACGGAAGCCCAGTCTGGGGATCTTGGACAAGCCAAAGCAACTGCACGCAAAACCCGCCAACCTGCGTCCCAAGCACCGACACCAAAACGGAAAGCTGCGGCCTCAACTTCAGCGGTCAAAAAAGCTACACGAAGCAAAACACCTGTCCAGACCCGTACGGCTCGCCAGTCCAAGGCCAGTGGGTCTTAACATCTAATACATGCGTACAGGACCCGCCATCATGCAAAACAACGACAGAAACCCAAACATTACAGTGTCAGACGGGCTTTACAGGTACGATCATCCAGACTCGGACATCTTCTTGTCCAGACCCGTACGGGAGTCCAACGTTTCAACCTTGGGTGACTACATCAGACACTTGCAAGAAAGCGATAAGCAATCCGACAAACCCAGTGTCCCCAGTCAGCCCATTGAATCCAACTTTGAACACATCTGTCCCAACAATCCAATCCTCACCTGTAACTGCGCCGACCCCAACGCCTGTGCAGAACTCGGAGACGACCCTGACAGTCAGCACAGAGACGGTGAAAGTGGAAACGAAGACAGATGTCCAAGTAACGATGGCTTCTCCGACAACATCAACTACACAGGAATCTCCACCGCCAAAGGGGAAAGTAAGGTCAGCGGTTGGCCTTGCGTTGTCGTTGGAGTTGTTTGTGAAACCAGGGATAACTCAACCGAATGTATTTCCAGAAGTCCAGATAGTTCAGGGTTTGCCAAATGACATCATCTTCAGCGGTCAACTTTTGGTGGACGTATACGGTTACAGCATGCCTGATCAGTCAGGCTTATTTAAAAGAATGGCAGCAGATGCCGTGGAGCTTGAACAATGAGTGATTTAGAAAAGTTAGATCAAGTAGAAGGTTTTGTATCAAAGTGGGTAGCATGGGCCAAACAGAACACGATGGTGGCTGGCTTCATTATTGCTGGCGTACCTGCTATTTTAGGTGCTGGATATACAGGTATTACCAAGTTCAACGAAGTCAAAGAGATGTATGAAGGCTACAGTGATACCGCCTCATCCGCATCAAGCGCAGAGCGTAAGGTCAAGATTCTTGAAGAGAGAATGGCTGAACAACGTGAGACGATTATTAAACTACAGGAGCGCCTAGCTGAGGCTGTTATGGCGGCCCGTGAAGCCAAGATTGTTTCTGAGTCTAACCAGAAGGAACTACGTGCTGGTTTAGCTGCTCAGAAGACCGAATTAGACGTAACAGCTAATACATTAAAGCAAGAGATGAATACCTTGCGCCGTGCAACCACTAATAGATTAGGGCAATAACATGTTATCTTTATTTTCAACACTAGGCGGCTTGCTTATCTCAGGTTTACCAAGCGTATTAGGATTCTTCCAAGATAAATCTGACAAGGCGCATGAGCTAGAACTAGCCAAGATGCAGACCGAACGTGAGCTACAGATGATGGAGCGTGGCTTTGCAGCACAAGCCAAGGTAGAAGAAATCCGCACCGATCAAGTCATGATGCAGACTGATGCAGATATGACCAAGGCCGCTTATGAGCATGACGCTAAGGTATTGGCTAAGGCGTCTCCATGGGCTTCTACATTCGTGGCTACAGTGCGTCCGATGGTGACTTACTTGTTCGTAGCCGAGTTGTTCGTGATCAACGTAGGTATCGGTGTATATGCTTTTACCCACCCAGGCATCATTACTAACATTGATGACTTACTCAAGATTTCAGACGAGATTTTCAGTTCTGACGAGATGGCTATGCTTGGGGGAATCGTGGGATATTGGTTTGGGTCACGTGGATGGTCTAAGAAGTGATTGTTTACTGGGTTCATTTAAAAGAGCATACCGATATGGCTACACAAGGCTATATTGGCGTTGCGTTAAATTTTAAAGAAAGAATGTACAGGCACTTAAAAGTCACGGTAAAACTTGACTGTCATTTTGCAAACGCTATAAATAAACACGGCTGGGATAACTTAGTAAAAGATATTGTTTTTACGGGAACCAAAGAAGAATGTTACTTAAAAGAAAAAGAGCTTCGTCCACAATTTCAAGTTGGTTGGAATGAAGCTATTGGTGGTCTAGGTGGTGATAGAAGTAAGTTTATTAACTACAAACAAAGAAAAAATCAAGGCTGGATTTATGACAAAAACGGGATTAGTAACCCTTTCCACGGTAAAAAGCACACACAAATCTCCCTTAAAAAAATGTCTGCTGGTAAATGCAAGAACATAGTTACTACGCCAGACGGAGTTTTTAACGGGTTTAATGAAGTGGCACGGTTTTATAACATAAACAAAATAACAGCAAAAAAGTGGGCTAGCAAGAAATCTGGGTGGACTTATGAAAGTAAGTGAAAAACTAATAGAAATGATTAAGCATGATGAAGGCGTCCGAACAACCCCGTATCAGTGTCCAGCTTTGCTTTGGACTTGTGGAGTTGGACACGTTATTGATCCCACTCACGCTAGAGTACCGTTGGCTGATAGAAAGGCACTCCCTATCCCTGAAGGTTGGAATAG